TGAGTTTTAGCTCTTTTCAGCCAGTATTCGCATACCTTAACGCCTAAGTTTCTCGAACCGCAGTGAACTGTTATCCAGTTATCCTTAGATTCTTCGTCATATCCTAATTCGATGAAATGGTTGCCGCCTCCAAGTGTACCGATTGACTTGAATAACTTTTCAGCATCCATACCAATGGTCTTTAGTTTATCCTTTAGCCATTTTTCATTGTAAGAAGGCGCAACATAAGAAGTTCCGAATTTCTCGTTATACTTTTCAGCGAATGCATTAGCCAATTCCTGAACTTCGCCGTAAGGAATTTTCTTTGACTTAGCACCAGCATGAACATTAAATCCCATAGGAACTATTTTCTTGATTTTCTCGTCAATCAAAGCTAAATCCAATACTTCGTTGGCTTTAAATCGTCCAGCCAACATTCCGCATCCAATATCCACGCCACAAAAAGCAGGATTTAGATATTGACCCAACTCCATAGTGAAACCAATACAGATTCCTTTACCAATATGAGCATCTGGCATGATACGTACCTTTAAACCTCTGGACACGTAGGAATTGATGATAGGATAGATTTGTTCAAACAAGCCATCTTCGTATGTTTCCAAGTACAGAATCGCATCTGCGTATTTTCCTTTTAAATCAAACATTTTGTAATTTTTTAATTGTTACTTACTTATACGTTAAGAAAATTAAAAGGTTACAAAAATAATCAATTAATCGTCTTCTTCCCACACAAGTTTTTCCATGTGATCCCTAAAATATGTTCTGCCTATGAAATGACCGTTGCTGTTATTACGAACCCAATCAGATATTCTTAAAGATTCATCCTGTGGCTTAACTTTATAAAATACTTGAGACATAATCAGTTCTGCTTTTAATGCTATGATTTCAGCTTCTATTATTTCTGGTCGCCTCATGTTAATTAATCTTTAATTCATCACAATAATTCCAGCCAACCATTAAACACATGTCAGTTGAGAATTCTGTAATTTTACCCTTGGGACTTTTCAGCGTGAAATCGTACCCAACCATTTGACCATCGGTTTTATGAAAACCGTCGTTATAAACCATTATTTCATAACCAACCAAATCATCAAGCACACCCAGAGTATATTCAGATTCATCAGCAAAATCAGCCATTTCTTGCGTGATTGGCTTATAAACACCTTTGTCGTATAGGATATCAAATTCTTGACATATATCAAGAATTTTTGTGATTTCATTCGCCGTATATGTTTTGTTTTTACGTTTTGATTTTGTCTTTTTATTCGGAGCATCGATTGCATGCTGTGTGAAAAATGAGAGTTCGTCATTATCGCCTAAAAAGATATCACTAGGCACTATTCTAAACATTTTTCTTGCGATCTCGGCAAGTTCGTAAATGTCAAATTCGATAAATTTCATTTCATTTGACGCAAGCCATTTAGCACAATACCAAAATAAGTCTCTTTTTGTCACCAAATACTCAACAGATTCCATTGTCATTTTATAGTACAAGATTTTTTCAGTAGAATTAAACCTAAACTTGTACCCTATGGATTCAATTTCAAAATTTTTCATATTAATGTTTAAAGTTTGTGGGCATTTTAATGTCTTTCCAATACTTAATAGATGCTTCATTGTAAGCCCATCCACTACCGTTCCATGTTTCCCAATGTACTTTACCATCTTTACGACAGACAAAATATTTGCCAGACACCTTTGGGCGTGATGCCAATATGTTGAAACTATATGGAATCCAGTTTGCATCGTCTTGATCGGCTTTAACAAGCTTTTCGATAGCAGCCTCTTTCATGAAGTCTAAAACTTCATCGGGAATTGTTTGATCAATCGTCCTGATCTTACAATACGCCGAAATTATATCTTTTTCCGTCATAGCTATATGTTTTTTTCGTGTAATATTCAGATTGCTCAAATTTTTTGCACTTGGTAGCGGCGAATGGAAATGACCTCAAATTATGATATGATGTTGATTCACATTCATACCAAAAATACATCGATTCACCCCATGCGCCGTCCTCTTCTCTTTTTAAATGCTTACACCATCGGCAGTCATTCTTAATGATTTCAATCATATGGTATATTTTTTATAGTATTCTTCGACTGCTTCGATATTATCTTGATTTTGTTTAATCCATGTGTCATTACATTCCTTTTCAGTTTTAAATGCAACCCACCAATTAAGCATTTCGCAATTGTCGCATCCGTCTGGATATTCCAGACTATAAACGCCGCCGACCTTGCATGACATGACGGTTACGACAGGACACATCGAATTTTTCGCATTATTTCTTTGCGACATAATACTCCTTTTTTCGCTGTTTTAACTTTTTGACCTGAAATTCCATTTCTTTTAACATTTTGTCAAAGAAAGCGGGCGAATTGACCATCAGATGTGTTGTACGCATGGAATACGCATTCATTTCGCATACAGTATTTCCCATGTGCATGTATATCGTATTATCGTCCATATGCCTAGGATCTTGAACTGTGACTAAATTGCTGTGATTGCCTAGACCGAATGAATTTTCATTTCCATCATTTCTGGTATACACGCCCATGCAAGCCTTTTCTACTTTTTCCGCAAATTCTTTTGGATTTTTTGTAATTTGATCACAGCCGTCATTGTAAATAGTGATTGTTGTTAAATAGCCCATATAAATTATTTTACACATCTGGAATATCCAGACGAATTTATTACTTATACGGTGGTTTTGATTTTTTGTTACAAAAAAAGCGAAGTATTTTTTAGATACTTCGCTATAATATTAAGCATTGATTATTGATTAATATCTACTTGCGGACTGCGCAATATGATTATCCAATTTAGTTTCGATGCGTTCTAACGTATTAACAATTGTGAAAATTGTTTCCTTATCAGTTTTGGTTTGCTGTAAATATCTAATATCAACAGTATTTAATTCGATTTGCGTTGCCACCTTACTGAATTCCTTGCTAAAACTATAAGTAAACGAAAATAATGCAATTAAAATTGTCATTATTGTACCGATTGCCCAAATCGGTACTTGGACATTTTTGTTTAGAGTATCTGCTGCTGCCATGATTAATTTACCGTTTAGTATAAATACAGAAAATTAACAAAAACAACTTGGGATAAGGATTTTATTTGATCATTATGACAATTATACACATATGTAAAATATTTACTTCCTCATATGTCTTTCACATACGTCTTTAACATAGCGTTTACCATCACCACTCATGCTATATTCATCTAACGCTTCATTTTTATTAAACAAAGGGTCGCTGTCCATGCCAATATTGATTTTACTGACACGTCGAAAAATTCTATTACACTGCTGTTTACTCTCTTTTTGTGAATCCCCAGCATGCCTTTCAATCGGTGTCTTTTTTCTACTTCTGCTCATATGGAATAAATACTTCCGAAAGCACAACAGCACTGTCGGCAAGCATAACACCATATCGACTACGTGGCTTCCTACGCACAGCTTCAACTTCACAAAAAACAATTGCTTTATTGTCAGTTCTTTTAAAGCGTTTCAGATACTTCAAGCACAGTTCAAGTGTTTCTATCACATGAATACCTGTCATATAAAGCTTTTTTGAGCCATCGGTATTATAGCCATCATAACCCCATTTCTTTTCGGCTATAAGAACGTTCCCAAACCCAAAAGTTTTTCTTCTGTTATAAAATAAAAACTTGTAAGAGCCATCTGGCTGTTTCTCAACAATTTTATAAGCAACGTTTATCATAGTTCAATTGGATTTACAAATAGTCCTTTGTCTGAATTGCTCACCAAGATGTTTTGCGGACTAATATTCAGAATTGAGCCGATTTGTGATGGATATAATAAATCAATCTTATCGCCATTTATGATCGGTATTCTTTCTGGAATTTGGTCAAGACATGTTACAGCCAGCATTGACGTTCCATTCTGATTGAAAGTTTTATCACAAGACATTGCATACTTTAATGTTTCTAAATCAAGTGGTGCTTTTCTGAAATGTCCTTGAAATTCGCCTAATACATTCGTTTCAAGCGGATTGTCTTTGATATATGATGTGGGCATGCCTTCATTAGCCAATTCGCCATTACCGTGACGAGTAGCATAAGCACGTGTTATATAATAAACGTCAGCATTACTAGGATTCATCTTAATTGACTTCATCAACTCAAAAGCATTTTTTGAAGTGGTACTACCTCTGGTAACATTCGGAAAGAACCCAAAGTCTTGATCAAGCATGATACCCTGATTACCTTCAAATATAATATGTTTATAGTACCCATGTTCAAGAACTTCCCAAAGACTTGAAGAAAACATGCATTCATGTAGAATGTGCTTACAATCAGCCTTAAAATTGGCAATATGCTTTTCGATGTAATCTGCTGGATATTCTTTAAAAGTTTCTTTATAGTAAACGTCGCTAATTTGTTTTAATTTGGCTTCGAACACCTTTGGGTAACGTAAGTCTCTGGCATATAATTTGAAATGATCCTCATTTCTTTGAATCGTCGTGCCAAACCCAACGCCAACACTTCCATGCCTGTTTTTTGTTTCAACCATACGATTTTTTAATATATCATATGGCGTTGTGATCATAGCGTTGTCGTTTATGTATAATGTCGGAAACACTTTCAATGCCGCTAGTGCTTTCCCCTCTGATCTTATTGCGGAAGGATTGACGGTACAGTATTCAGACCAGTATGTAGGCGCATTTGATAGCGTTCCTGAGCCGAAATTTGAAAAGACATGTCTTTTATCACCTTCGACAACAGTATGTCCTACTTGGTGGCCGCTAGAGTACCTGACCACTAGCGGCTTTTTATAATATTTTTTACAAAGGAAATTAACCATGCTTCCCTTACCCTCGTCGCCATATCCTAGCCCGACTACAACACTAGCTTCCATATATTATTTTTTACAGTTAATTAACAAGAATACAATATTTTCCAGTATCTTCCATCTTTTAATGGAAAAAGCAAATAGCCTGAGTAATCGTCACCGAGATATCCTACGGTTTGCCATACTAAGTTATGATAGTCGCCTTCATCGTCCTGACGCATATATTTTAACTTACGATCACCCTTTTCATAGTAAAATTTATAGTCCGAATATCCTGATTCCTTTTCGTCAGTTTCTTCGACTTCAACATATCCGATATGTTGCCAATCAAGATCGTCTAATTCAATTAGATCGAAATCATATGAGATATTATCTTTGACAAACATTACAGCGGCATTATTTTTTCGAACAATACCTCTTTGCACATATCTCATTTCAGCTTCGAACTCAGCCAACGCTGTTTCTGCCTCGGCATCCGCTTCTATTTTACGACAATTGTAGTCATATGCTAAACTGATCTCGTTACCATAATTGATGCCTGTGTCGCCGAAGTCTTTTGAAGCTTGCTTGTCTTCGTCACTATAGTCTTTTCCGTTATTCATATTGTGATTGTTTATAATTTATACGGTATAAAATATAAAAGGTTACAAAAAAGGCGATAATAATTTAATATCATCGCCTTTTATATTCGTGTCAGTTGTTATAGTTCAATAACCCCTGTATCGTTCTTTGAAATAGAATCGCCTGATTTAGACAATACCATTAAAGCATTGGTAACTGTGCTGGATGTTTTTGCACTAAATTTGCTAGTTACTTTTTCCATGTCAATACCATTCTGCATGGCAATAACGGTGGCGATAGTTTCGCAAATCGTGGTGTAGTCTTCAAGAACAATGAAATTCTGTCCCATCAAATCTTTCCAGTAGTTGAATACGAGCGAGTCGTTTCTGTAACCAGTTTCATTTACATGAATGTGGTATACATTATACATTCGCTGTGCTTCTGCAAGCAACTGTACGTCAGTAACGTCTTCGGATTGAGTATACCCCATTACCTTTTTCAGATAATTAGAATTGATTTCAGTCCAGCTACGTTCGTCGCCGATTGTGAATAAGAAACCTTTTACGCTTCTTTTTTCGAAACAGTCAATCGAAGTGTGCCTTCCAGCAGTAAGCCAAGCTAACAGGTAGCTTTCGTGATTACCACCGCCACCGCCTCTTTCGATGTACATTTTTGTAAGCCAGCTGTCAATCAAAGTTGTCTCTGATTCAAATTGACCTAATTGAAGCGGAGAGTCGTCGCTGATATGATCTCCAATTGCTCCAAACATGACCTGTGGGTCTTTGATGCCATTGTCGATGATGGTGTTCATCAGTCCACCAAGATTGTTTTTTACGATATTTTCAGGAACCATTCCCATGCTGCCTGTAACATCGACAAATACCATTACGGCTAAAGATTCTGGATGCTCGTCGCTATCCCTTGATTCTCTGTTCTTGTCAACAAGAATCTTTGGGGTCATATCAACTGATTCTTCGCTTGCGAAGATTTCCGAAGCCGATTTACCTCTTTTGGATGCGCTTATGGTTGCAAACGCATCTTCCGTCCATTTTCCACCGCCCATTATGCTTCTGGCTCAGGTGTTACAACGTTAGCAACTTCTTCTGCTGGTGCTACCACTGTTGCATTTTCTGATGCTGCTGCTTCCTCTTCGAAAGACTTGAATTCTGAATGTACTGGATTTCCCATGATAATAAAATTTAAATTAAAAATTGATGTTTATATTGATACTTAAAATAACTTATACGTATGAACTTTAAAAATGTTACAAAATTTTGCAATTATTTTTACAAATTCAAATCAAAAAATTTTGGCGGAAAATGCTTCTTCAATAGTTCCCTGTACTTGGCATAGGTATCTAAAGAGCATTCGTGTTTTGTGATCAGGAAACTTAATATCTCCTTGTGAATGGAGTTATCAGTCTTTAGCTTCATACCAGCGGCTGATTTGTCGCCAAGCAAGTATAAGGATATCTTCTTTGCTAATTCGAGATCAATATCATCTGTCGCAATTTTCTTTGTAAAAAGCGTTGCTGGATACCACATTTTGTATTTTGCTGAAATTGTCTTAGCTTTGCCGTCCAGTTTTGCCATGTGATAAAAAGTCGTGCATATAATGCCATGATTAACTGGCACGACGAATACAGATGTCGGATTAAAGCCTAAATGGGAATAACCTTGACTTTGAATATATAATGAGTATTCAAACAGTCTGCTGAATATCCAATTAACATGCTCTTGTGACAATTTTTGATTTGTAAGAGGTACTGCTCGATTCAATAAATGTACGGTAAGTTTATCGGCAGTTAATTCCATGCTTTCAGGCATGTATTTCTGAAAGTTCTTTGAAGCAGCATCTGTTTTTTGTTTGAAGATTCGATAGTTATTGTACGAAGCGGTGATTAAAGCTTTATTCGCCGCAGTCACTGCGTAGACTATCTTATCGTCAAAGACACGAAACTTACCAGCTTCATCCTCATACTCTGCGCCATTTTCCTTTAAATCCTTATAACCGTTGAGGATTGCCATTGCTTCGCTTGCTTTGGATAATGAACTATAGTCTGGATGAATTAGCTTGGAATACGTAATGTATGTTTTCTTCCAATCAGCCTCAAAAATATCGCTTGGCTTTTTCGAAGCAAGCAATTTGTTAATAACTTCTAAATCTGTCATTCGTTCGTATTATTTTCTCGCTTATACGAGCAAACTTTTTGTTTGTTACAGATTTTGATAGTTATTAAATAAAAAATCCGTAAATCATTTCTAATTTACGGATTTTTATAGTGATAAGACTTAAGGTTTATACAATATAACAGGATTGCCTAAGTATAGGTATGTGCCTGGCGTTATGATGGTTATGGTAATTGTGAGATACATATCATTACTTGCCTCAACAACACGATTTGATGCTGTATAATTTCCTGTTGTTGATGAATTCACTAATTTGCTTCCAGAGTTTCCAGTGATTGCATCTGAATATATTAATGAATTACTATAAGCACCAATACCAGCTAGAGCATCCCTTGAAATGGTATTGAATGTCACCGTATAATTGGTGGCGTCTGTTTGAACCCAAATCTTGTATTGCTGTATGTTACAGTTTGTTGGAAGCGTTAATGGAAATGCCACAACTGTTCCAGTGGCAACAGTTTCAGAACGTAAAACGTTTGTCCATGTAACACCTTTAGCATAAAAATACCCTGAAACAACAAGCGTTCTATACTGATTAGGATTCGCTGCTCTACCGAATCCAACATAATGAGTATCTGTTGGCAAGTCTATTGACGATTGAGCATCTAATAAACCGTTGAAATTACAATAAACAGCATGTGAGCCTGTAAATGTATTTTTTTCAATTCTAATCGTTCTAATTGCTCCAGTTCCTTCGTTTACACTACCATAAGATTCAAATAATATTGAATTAACCCAGCCTCCTTTAAATAAAGCGGTATCCTCATATGAATAGCAGCCTTCAACAATCAAACCTCTACAGTAGAAATAATGTCCATTATAAATACCAGCAGCAACGTGGATTGATCCACGACCATTTCCTTCGAAATGCATGCCACTTATTAATGTATTGTAATTGTCAACATCAAAGGTTCTGTTTGGAGATAAGACACTTGTAATATCAACACCAGAACCATAATTTAATTCGGCGTCACAACCATAAAAATGTAAGCTCATACCCCAAATAGTCCAACCATTACGTCCATTACCTGTTGATGTGCAAGAGTAGTAGTTTATATCATTTTTTTGACCTGTATTTGTCGGGGCACTTTCAGCACTATCGCAATTGAATCCGTCGTAAAGATTTTCAATCGCATAGCTATCATAAATATTTATTAACCATGCGCCGCCTGTGAATCTAAATCCATAAGAATTTCTAATAGATACAACATTTCTTAGCGTGACATATTGAATTCCTGTATAAATTGTGCCATCGAACAGAACGCCGTCTCCACAGGTTGCACCAACACCGTAATTTGCTGTTGCATTGCCATATACAGTGAAGTTTGCCAATGCTATATATCTTTCAGCAATTTTTACGCCATAGCCTGCGGTTGTACGATTATATATCTCACTATTGTATCCATACGTTCTATTGCCTTCGCCTTCAAAGTCAGTTTTTATTGTGAAACCGCTTGCAGTCACATTAAAACGTCCGACACCCATGTAAACTTTCATAGAGTGATTAGAATAAGCCCAATCTAGTAATTGCTGACCTTTAACATAATCATCGGTGACAGCATCGCCCTTTGCCCCAAACCATTTAAACCATACATGATCAGAATACCATGTTCCATCAATTGTTGTTGCTGAAATGATATTGGCGTCATCAGCAATTATTTTTGTATTAGTACCTGTTAACGTTGTGATGCCATTTAATGATCCACCCATAAAGACGAGAGTTACACCAGATGGAATCGTAACATTTCCACTAATTGTATGACTGTATGTTATAACCCATGTTAGATTCGAGCCTGTTAATGTGCCTGTCCACACGAAATCTGATGGTATCAACTTGTTATTAGTAGCTGATAATTTAGCATTTAATTGAGTTTGAACATTTGAGGTAGTTCCTGATAAATAAATTAATTCAGATGGTAATATATCATATATGATCCATATATTCGATCCTTGATGATAAGCAGTTACTTTAGAATACTGCTTGCTCAATGTTAATAGTCCATCTCTACTCAAAATCGTTGTAGACGCTGCCAATGTAATAATACCAGTGCCAACATTTACAATATCAATAATTGTGCCCTGCTGCGTAGCATTACCCAATGTTAGTGCAAATGTTCCGTTACATTCAATGGTTGCACCTGCATGCGTTGATGATAAGGTCGTTGCGCCTGTTATAGAATATGTAGTTCTAACTTTACCGAGTTTAGCATTTAATTGCGTTTGAATAGACGATGTTACGCCATCAACATATCCTAATTCAGTGGCGGTTAAGCCCGATGGAATGCCATGCAACGCATTTAATTCATCAGAAGTTGATGTTAAAGCAGCTAGCAACGTTGCAGTAGCGGCTGGTACATGGTATCTTTCTGTTGACGTACCGCCTTGTAATCCAGATAAGTCATTATGTCTAATAACTAAAGGCGTCGTGAAATTAGTATAATGGGTTGTTCCATTATGATAAAGTGTAACAGTTCTGTTATTTGTGTCACTCTGACCATAATAAGTCACGCCCAATTTATCAGTAGCATTTATGCTAAAAGCAGGCTGAAATGAATTTGTTGTGGTTAAGCCAACAGTTGTTTGATTAATTTCGGTTATATTATCAGTAAATAAAAATTTATGATTGCTGTATGCGACATTAGCCTCATTAACATATGTTGTCAATGTCTCAACAGTAACTACAGAAGTACTGGTATAAGCAATGATTCTAAATATAGCAGTTGAAGTTCTAAGTAGACCAGAAAGCGTCATATTTGCATTTACGTCGCCAGCAACAAATGGCGTTCCGCCTGATACTGTGGCTGTTCTTGATGTTCCAGTGCCTGTAATCGTCACAGTGCCTGTACCAGCAACAACTTTACGCATTGTCACAGGAATTGTGGCAATACCTCCAGAGTTATTGACCATACAGTATGTGTTAAAACCCCATGCGCCAGCGTCTATTTGCGTTCCGCCCAATGCCACGTCATACAAGTATCTGTCTAATATTTGTGTTAAATTTCCTGTTACAAGCGTGACCTGATCAATAACTTCGGTTGTTGTTACTGGCACTTTTGATAGTGTATGTAATGCGACTGATTGCGTTCCGCCTGTTATAATCTGAGTATCATCAAGATAGAAATTAACTCCAATACCAGCATTTACTGATGCCAAGTTTTTGTTGATCCAGTTCAAGCCATTCCATACTAAAGTTTGATCAACGATAGGCGTATCAATGGCAACATCAACAAGGTCAGTTATTCTATTATTTAGAATTTGTCTAACATATATTGAACCTACAGTTGGACTTATCATTAATGCCACACCTACTTTTACCAAGAAGTCGTCAATGCTGGTAGGCGGCACTTTGGTTACGCCACCCCAAACAGATGTGCTAAGATATAATGTATCGCCAGCAACAAAAGCAGACGTATCTATGTTATGAACAATTCCTCTGTTTGTAACAAATCCACTTTGTCCATTCGGTATAACCTGTGTAGTCATACCAATGTCTAGGAATGATCCTAAAACAGTGTTATCAGCTCTAGCTAAAGCTATCGTAGGCATATCGCCATTTGCGCCTGTTGGGTATACCATCATACCGTTAGGAATATCTGCGCCAGTATTGTTATAACATAAAACAAGTTCCTCCTGACCTAATTGTATTGTAACATCAGTATCAATGCAAATTCCCAAAGTTTTATTAGGGGCATCATAATAAATTTTACCTGCTTCAAAAGTTGTTCCTGTTGGATTAGTTCCTAATGTCAAGCCTTCGCTGAATGTGGGTGCGCCATTTATAATTGTCTGGCGGCTAGCTTGATTTAAATTCATTTTACCTGTAATATCAGCAGGCAATAAATAAGCTCCTGTTGGCTGTTTGGTTGCTAATTGGTCATAAAGCAATTTAGCACTTGGATATTGAGTGTTAGTAGAACCTGATGTTATAATTGTTACTTTGTTAGAACTATCTTCTTTGCCTGTAATATCAGCAGCGACTAAATAACTGCCAACAGGCTGATAAACGCCTGTATGCGTATGCCCTGTAGATGACTTACCAGCTAAGTCATTAACAAGGTTTGTCACTTGACTTTCGGTAATAGTTATACCAGACTGTGCATAGTGTATAGTAGCATTGGCGGTATGTCCTGTAAATGTAGGCGTAAGCACATAATCGCCAGAAGCTTGCTTTGAATTCCAGTTGGTGGTGTCGCCTGTAGTTATTGCCTTAACATTAGCTGGAACAGTGGGATCGGTTTCAGTGAATGACGTTAAATAAGCCCCTGTTGGCTGTTTAGTTGCTAATTGATCATAAAGAAGCTTAGCACTTGGGTATTGAGTATTTGTAGAACCTGATGTTATAATTGTCACTTTATTGCTAGAGTCTTCTTTGCCAGCAATATCAGCAGTGACTAAATATGCTCCAATAGGCTGATATACGCCAGTATGTGTATGTCCAGTAGATGACTTGCCAGCTAAATCGTTAACAAGATTAGTCACCTGATTTTCGGTAATAGTTATACCAGATTGCTGATAGTGAATTGTCAAATCGCTAGTATGTCCTGTAAAAGTAGGCGTAAGCACATAATCGCCAGCAGGCTGTTTAGAATTCCAGTTAGCTGTATCGCCAGTAGTTATAGCCTTAACATTATCAGGTACTGTCGGGTCATTTTCGGTCGTTAAATATTGTGAATGAGTGTGTCCTGTTAGTGATCTATTCGCTAAATCTGTAGATAGATTAGTTACCTGACTTTCAGTTATAGTGATGCCAGACTGAGCATAATGAATATTTAAGTCAGTAGCATGGGCAGTAAATCCCGAAGCCGACTGATAATTTCCAGCAGGCTGTTTAGAATTCCAGTTAGCAATATCACCTGATGATATTTGCTTAATATAATTTGGAACGGTCGGATCGGTTTCGATTATTGACGAACCGCTTACAGGTAAATCAATATTCAATAAGAATTGAACGCCTGTTAATAAGTCTGTGGTTAGTTTTGCCATTTTTAATTGGTATTAAATATAGTTATAATTTCCTCTTTCATCCCAAACGAATTTATAATCTTGATTTCCGTCAGGATATGCAGCAAGACTCCACACGTTGCCAATTTTCTCAATTTTTTTTATTTTCCATACAGCTGAATTTGATGCATTTCCAAAATTTGATGTTCCAATATAATAAAGCTGTGTTGATACTTCGTCAATCAGTTTGACTGGCTCATAACTAATGAATGTTGATTCGGATAGATTTGACATAGTAAAATATTTATACATAAATACGAATATAAAGCAAAATCGCCAACCGAAATTAATCCGATTGGCGATTTTAAAAAATATTTCTAGTATTTAGTTAGTCAAAGATGTCCTCAAAGCTTTTAACTTCGAATCCAGCGGCATTTTTATGTCCACCGCCGCCCATTGATTTAGCAATAGCACTAACATCTAAATCTCCGACGCTACGCAGACTACAACTCCAATGTTTACCAGTATAAACAAATGATAGCATTAAATCGTGTTCAGAGGCGTTAAAAACACTTTGCATTGTATTCGAGTCAATGTAAGGAACATTTAAACAAAGTGCTCTATAACCTTTAAAACTGCGTATAAATGAATTTGCTGAACATAGTTTTGAATCGACAACATTTTGGTAGCCAATTACGATTCTGCCATTATTAATTATGCTATCAATAGCACCGTCTTCATCATAATTGAGAATAAATTTCGGAAATGTTTCAAGACTTGAGCAAATCGATCTCATACCATATTCAAATGGCAATGTATTATGATTCCATTCGTCTGAGCCGTATCCACGCCATGTATCATACATTCCAAGATATTCAACAGATGCTGGCATCATTTTATCTGGGAAGATATATTCCCATGTCAATTCGCAAGCGGCTCTACCAACTTCAAGAACAACATTAATATTATTATCAAAAGAATGCTCGAAAGCAATATAGTCCGCAATTTTCGATGCGTGATGATCAATCCATGTAAGCTTATTGCGGCTAGCAATATTATACATTATATTCATCGGAAATGAAATGTCTACGACAATTATTTCTTCGTCAATGAAGTCAAGAAATTGTTTACACTCGTCGCCATAATTCCAGCCAATAAATTCGGCATCGGGATATTTTTTTCTAATAATGGCGGCACTGCAGAAGCCATCATTATCCTTTCGGTGGTAAACTATAATCATAAATTAAAATTTTTAAGTGTGTTAATATTAAAGCATTCTTGTATTCCATGAAATGTTATTTTTGGCAAATATTTATATTCTTTGAATTTTTGATGATATTCCTTCTCTAAACTCCAAGCTTCTTCTGCTGAACACAAATGCTCTTTAATGACTTCGTAATTATATGGCATACTTCTAATATCATTAAATCGCTTTTTTGTTGTTTGAGTTGTCATTCCGATTTTAATAAATTCTTCATCATTATTAAAGCATTTAATAATATAAACTAAACAATCTTTGTCCTTACCATAATTAAGCCATTGAGTTTTACTCCACCCTCTTGCAATGTTACAAACTGGACACCCAGCTTTGCATTTTATGTGAGCATTTGGCTGCTGTTCGAATGCGCCATGATCTTTGCAAATTATCTTAAGTTTTACCTTATCTCTAAAATAAATGCTTTGGCTATAGTCATATCTGTCGCCATGAATTACCCTTGCTTTTAACGCAAATGCTTTATTTTTATCTATCGCTGTTTCAATAGATGGATAACGTCCCAATAAAACACTTTCAGGCTTAACGAAATATTCAATGCCTAAATCATCAATAATCCGCATTTTCACATTACCTGCTATATATTCGTCGATTATGCGTAGATTTGGAAATATTTTATGCATTTTTATATTAAAAGCCTCTATTCTATTAATAGCTGAAACTATTCTCGGTTGAATATTAATCAGTAAACTATTAGCTACGACATTATATGTAATATTGTCAATGTCTTTTACTATAATTTTATTGCGTAATCCTGTAAATTTAGACATAATTGTAAGTTCAGAATTATGATCATGCAGCATTTTTGCAAATTCATCATGTGTGGTACTTTTCATATTTATCATTGTAAGGCTTTATCCCCACAATGATAAATACTCGTAAAATTATTTAGTTTCGTTTTCAGGCATTAAAACAATTTCGTATACGCCTTCATTCAAAATGCTTTTTTTAAGAATATTAATGGTGGCATTATTTCCAGTAACAGCAGCATCCATACCAATTGTATAATTCGAACTGGAACTAGTCACTGTACCATTACAAGTAACAGTATCATTACAAGTTCCGCCAGTATATAGCCAAGGTAATGTTACCACAGGACTATTTGGATTCCAAATATATGGCGACGTATACGGATAAACGGGATACGACGGATAGACAGGATTATAAATGTATTCAGTTGGCTTTTGAAATATGTTAAATTCCTTCCACAAGCCTTCTGGAAGCATTACCTTCAATGCTTTGAGTAATTCATAAGCGTTTACAGTGCCATCAATTTGAATGGTCTTAGCTACGGTGTCAAGTTTTAAAATCATGAGTACTAAAATTTAAATGGATTTGATCCTCCAAAGGGATTATTCTTATTTTTGCCAAATATATCGTTAAATAAGCCCATAAATGGACTAGATTCAGTGCATTTATTAACGATCATGGACTTGAACTCAGGGTACTTCTTTTGTAAATATATCTCTAATGAGCATTGAGCCTCGAATTTGGTTGCTTTGTGCTTCACTATAATTTCACCATCCTTTATAACTCTGCCCTGCGAGTTTAGGACTACATACTCTATTGTAAATTCAATGGATTGTGACATCTTGTGCTGATTCTAAGTTAAAAATACTTCCAGATTCATTAACTCTATCCGCCATGCATTTATCACTGTCATTGTAAATGTCTCGCATTTGATAGCTTACCTCTGACGGATTAATAATTGACGATATATCGTATTTATGCTGATTAATGTTTAAATTAAAAAGTGCTTGTCCGAACCTTTGTTCAGGGTTTTTTTCTAAGAATTCAGATAATATCTGAATAATTTTGGAGTGCGTATCTTTCATTTTCTATGTTTTTCGAGTTTAAAATGCTATAACATCAATTTATAAGCTCATAGCTTTCGTTGACTTTGTTATACTTTTTCATTATTTTTTTTAGATTTATAATATATGCATGCATGTTATCAGCATATTTCTTTTTTATTATAAAATCTATGTAGCTTCCACTCACGAAATACTTATCTTGCCATACTTTAAACGCTTCAACGCTGGTCTGCCATGTTGGATAAGTTCTGTATTTTCCATTGAGTCCTTTAAAACCAAATAAGTTATTTTTATGTGATATTTTTTTTAAATGTCCTGTTTCCAGTCTTACTTGCGCCATGACGATGTTTTTATCCTTTACGTCAAGTCTGCATAGTTCATTGTAGACATTCATCAATGTAAGTTCATTTCCTTCGCCTGTGGATGACTTATTTGCCACTACAAATCCGCTAAGTAGCGAAATTGCCATTATAATTGCGATCAGCATCATTGTTTTTTTTACCATATTTTACGTCTTTATTATTATACTTATACGAACAAAAATTGTTTTTGTTACAAATATACTTACTTTTTTTTCTGAAAGATGCGAAATAGGCTAGTTTTCGCATGAAAAATCATACAAAACTAGCCTATTTAGACTTATAGTATGATTTTTCATGCGATAATATTTGCTAATATGTTGGCTATTTACGACAAAATATAGCGTTTTTGTGCAATATATTGCACATTATACAACAATTCTGGCAATAATGAGCAAAAAATGCCTGAAAGTGTTATATATTGCACTTTCAGGCATCGTAATTTATCTATAAACCTTGTTGCTGGGATTGTTTGGGTTTAGATTTAGCAATGCTATATCGCTAAACTCACCTTTTTCATCAGCCTTTTTTTGCACCGCAGTCATTACTATGGGTAACGTGAATCCATTTGCATTTGCAAACGATATAGCTACTTGAATAAGATCAGCGAATTCGGTAACGTCTTTATGATCTGATCGCTGGATTTCGTCAAGTTCCTCATAAACTTTTAAAGCATAGAATTTATTCAATTCTTCCTGACTTGTTATATGCTCAAATTCGCTTTCCTTATAGTACCTGACTATCTTATCCCTTATTAGCTTTTTCATGGCTTATAAGTAATAGTTGCTCGGAAAGCAATGGTTTACTCTGAAAAACTCGTCGTCAAGGTCTTCGAGAATCGTATAACACCGTTTTTTTAGAATAGTGTACGGATGATGTACGTACTCATAATGCTCGTACCAAAGTCTTTTTACTTTATTTGGCTCGGCAATGTATTCTTTGAAGTACACGGATTCGATAATATCCTCAACTCCGAAGACAGGCTTTGATAATCTTCCCAGATAATCAAGCATTAACACTGTTTCATCATAAAGCGGCTCATGAGTTTGATTGCTAATTTCGCCAGTGCTTTGCAATTTAGCTAATCTTTCTTTGAATTTTTCGATTTTTACCTCTGCTTCCGACAATTTTTCGGTGTTGTCAGGAAGATTGAGATCGATTTGTAAAAATGTGTCAGGTATGCTCATAACAAAATACAATTTTTGTATATAAATATTTAATTAACTTTAGTCTTGATAATTTTTGCAATAGTTTCTATATTCTTCCCATGACTGAGAAGAATTGCCCTTTTCAATGTACAACCCAAAATACTTTTCAGAATCAACTGGTTTTAAATTAGTTAGCTGCCAAGTGCCATTATAATTTTTCAAAAAGACTTCTTCATATAATTCGGATAAATTTAAGAAGTCTTTAATACCATCAGAATATGTTATATCATATTCATTTATATGTCTAGCAGCATAATTGATAGCATTATACCAGTCCACAACAAAGTTACCCGAATTAAATGATTCGACCACATGCTTATCGTAAGCCTTATTGCTGTCCCTACCAGTGAAGATATTTATTGATAGGTACATTATGTCTCCGCCGTATATACCATACCGAACGGTCATTGTAGCCTTTTTAGAAGTCATAAACAGTCACATCAACGGTAATGTTTGCATTTATCAAAGCTTCAATTACATTCCAATTCCCACCAGCTAAACCTGCGCCAAAACGTGGGCAATGTACTGTGTATCTGTATTTTATGGCATAAGCATTTACTTTTTTCAATGCTGTGTTGATTGCGTCATACCTAATTGGGCTATCATTTGGCAATGCTTTGATGCCATGCTGACCAATCATGTTTACAACGATTATGTTTGGCTCAACTGGAACGAATTGAACATCGCCAAGAACAGGATTTTTTAAAGCTCTGAACATTGCTTCTGGCTGTTTCCATCGTTTACTAAGAGCAAGAACGAAACCAGCCCCCCATTTTATTTCATCGTTACAGCAATGAATAATCAATTTTCCGCCTTCGCCAATTGGTTGCGTGGCGTCGCCTTTTACATATTTAATCATCGCACAAAGATTGAAGTTGGCAAAGTGTAAGGTAATGATTGATCGTAGTCAAAACATAGATCAGGTTCTTCAATATCATCGGACAATGTCGGAACATATGTGTACATGTCAAAGTTAAGTTTTTGCACTCTACCATTTGCGGTGTGGGTATTATCGTTCAACATTTTTACCACAATGTCCTTATCGTATATAACGGTACTGTGACCATCAAGTGAGTAAAATATAGTTCCTTTAGGTAAAGTCCTAAAGGAACTGATTTGCGCTTTTTCGTTTTTCATTTACTTAAATTTTTGAGAAATCGATTTCCAATTGCTTACCAATCAAGTCAGCGTTAAACTTTTCAATGAGTTCAATGAAATAAAACTGAGTTTCAATATTCAGCGTTTCAATGTAATACTTATTAACGAGCGATTTAGCTTTGTTAAGTGTGTCACCGTTAACTGCTGTCATGATAGGCACTTCGGGATTAGCCGAAGCCAAGTCGTAAAGACGTTCCCTGATCTTACTCTCAACATAAGCTAGAGTATCAACAGCACTCTTATAGTCGATACGATAATCGGCTGCGCATTTCCTTTTTTTGGACATTGTATTTTCTTATTTTAAATCAATTATACGTGTTTGGATAATTTTCAGCATATCTGCTAAAGGTCTTTTATCAGTCTTAGATTTCAGAGAATCCTCGATTGGCTTTTGTTCTTTGAGAATTTTTGCAACCATGTCATTTAATTCGGCTTTTTCATATTCAATGTAATCACTTTCGAAAAATGAAGGCTCAATTGCATTGATTTTAGTGCCTGTACGACTGATAACACTGATTGGGAAGTATTCTGAAACCCTCATTTTACTTGAATCTGAGGTTGGCACAGCTACAACATGCGCTGGGTTCACCAAGCATAACAGAACTGTATCGGTCGCACCTGCAAAGATCTCAACATATTGAGTACTTCCAACATGTAGACCATAGCTACAATCCTGATTCGGGTCGCCATCGCATTTTTTTCTGTCCATATGAACAGGCTGACCTAAAATGATCTGGAATGTACCAGTACGTTTGTCAGTATAGATGATCGTAGGTTCAACAACTTCAACAGGTGCTTCGATAGCCTCAACTACAACTGGAGCAGCGACTGGTACATTGATCTGTACTGGAATGTCTTCAAACAGTCTTTTAAGGCAACCTACTTTAGTGACTTTTTTGGCGGACAAATCCCATTTATCAATTGTCTTTGTTTCGGTAGCGTGAAACTTGCCGTCAACATCGGTAGTATAAACAGTGTAATTCTTTGGAGCACATTTCCAAACGTTTTTCACTTTGTTGAATTCACTTACAACAAGCTTTTCAAGTTCAGTTAAGCTATTTGACTGATTTGCGGCAATGCTTAAATCCAATTGTGCTTGATCAGTTGTTAAGCGATCAGCTTCGGCTTTTGCTGCAATCTTTTTAGCTTCGGCGACTGGTTTAGGGTCAACATAAAGCTTTACTGCTTTGTACGCTAAGAAATAGCCATGATTGGTCAAGACCAAATTGAATTTGCTGATGAAGTCGAACAAAGATTTGCGAACCTTTTCGTCAGGATTGATCATCAACAATTTCCAGAAGCTTACGATTACATCGTAAGGAAATTCATTCTCATGATAGTCCTTAACTACGTCAAGAATTGCATTTGGAACTGGCGTATTAAAGCCTTCAAGGTAGATGTTTCCGTCGATAAGATCGCATTCGAAGCCAGCGACAATGACTTCTCGAACCTTGTTATTAAGAAACAAATAAAGGTTCTTTACATTCAGGTCTGTCGGATCAGCCTTTGTCTTTAAGATCATGGCAAAAATGCTCTTAGCTTCTTCACTCGAAGCACAAATCTTTTTCTCCAAGATACCATTAACAGACAGATTGATAATGTTTCCGATTTTAATTGCGTTTAATATATTCATTTGAATCGTATTGATTTATTACTTATACGTTAATACTTTATTTTTGTTACAAAAACCGTCGATTATTTCCTATATTTTTATAATCGATTTTATGAATTTGGAGAACTCTGGGTTGCTTCCGTAATTATTTGGAATATTAATGAATTGGAAGATATGACTATACTTTTTACATATCTCGTCAATCTTCGTGATCGTTTTAAAATATTTCATAATCTTAGCAGGTTGTTTATCCTTGTCTATTTTAAAGAATCTTTCAAGTGTTAATTCCGAAGTAGTCTTAAAGAGTTGCTTCGTTTGGTTCAGATGCAAAAAATTCGTCAACTCAGTCAGTTTAGCACCGATTTCGGGAAAGATACTTTTAAAGTCTTCCGACCTGTAAAATGGATCAAGCGAGGAATATTGTACAAAGATTCTACCAATATGATAACTATTCTGAACTAAATCTGCTTTACGATAAAACAGTCTGCTGTATATATCATCCACATCACAAATGTCCCTTAATTGTTTAAGTCTTTTCATGTTGGCTTTCGACACCATGATAAACATTACTTTCGCTTTGTTCTTGCTGTCGTAAAAACCGCTGCGTTTATCGTAACTCCTTGTAACCTCAGTTCTAGGCGAAAATAAGTCTTCAAATACGTCGCTTGCACGTTTCAATATATTGATCTTCTCAAAGTCCGTATAGATAATCGTACCTTTGAACTTAGCGAGTTCAGTGAATTTCATTGTAACTCTGTTAACAACATCATACCTGTAAACCATTGATATTGTAATGTTTTCTTTGTCTACCGAATATAATCTGGTAGTTTTGAATGTTTCAGGTACAACAATGTCCTCATATTTAGGAATTTGTTCCTCAACAATTTCCTGATATGCTTCAACCATAGCAAGCATTTTAATGTACATTTCAGACATTTGAACATCGCCCTGATCGTCGGTTCTTGAAAGTTCTGAACGTTCAACATTAAATATTTCAGCAAATGAATTTACAGTTTTGGAATACGGATTTGCACTGATTAGATAATTCGTTTCATGTTTGCTCCGAATATACTGATGTTTAAGCACTTTTCGTCTGTAAGCATTGCCAGTTAAATACAAATTGTCCTGACCTAATTGAGAATAAGCACCATCAAAATATATACCTTTATTACGATCGCCTACTTTTTTACCATACAATGTTGTTCTGTATAGATTATTGAACATCAATCTATCTGAAATCATTGGTATATCACCATGTACGAAATTGTTTAACTTAATATTAGCTATTTTATACAGGTTACCAAAGTCCATTTCCATGTTATTTGGCAAATACAGCTTGCCAAAGTTCGCTTTGTAGTTAAAATAATCTTTAAGCGTTACGACATTATCATATTGTGCAGAAATTAAAGTCTCGATTTCAGCCTTAGCTTCATTCATCTTTTTCACCAACAATTTAATAGTGGCTTCCGAATAGTCAATGGCTTCACGTGAGGTTATGACATTGACATCGCCAATTTCAAGCTTAATAGCAATCGGTAGACTGTAATTAGATGAATCGAGTTCAAGAACATCATAATTAATAGGATATGCTACTTTTCCTAAACATATGTGCATGGTATCTGAATAATGTGATCCTCTATATACAAAGTTTTTGCCTCGTAGTACATTGAACTCGTTGGTGATTTTGTAATTTTCAAAGCCTTCGAAGATTATGCTATCGAAATAATATAATTGTTTAACAATCTCAGTTTCGAATTTATACATATCTTTACCTAAGACAGGGATACGAACTTCCGTACCATTACCTTCAAGACATTCTTCAACATGCATCAGATTGATAAGAGGGGTTTTAGGGCCTTCATAGATGCAATATGTATATTTTTTTGAATCGTAAATCGTGATAACGAAGAAACTGTTATCCTGTTCGGTAACTCTGTCACCTACTTGTCTGTAGTAAGCCAGACAACTTTTCGACCCCAGCCCAAATCCGCCTATCTGCGTGTTATCATTTTGCTTTGTGCTCGTAAATAATACCTCATAAACATTTTTAATTCTATCTGGCGACATGCCTACGCCAAAATCAATAAATGAAATATATTCCATTCTTGTATGAGAATCGGTTCCTCTTCGAAGTAAAATAGGTTTCACGACATTTGCTTCAATATGACTATCAAAACAATTACTAGTGATTTCACGAACAATACTACCAATCGGATTGGAATAGGTGTTCTTTGTAAACATTTTAAAGAAAATTTGAGCAGCATTATCACTAATACGCATTTCTCTTGCGGAACTGTTATTAGTTTCGACTATCTCGGCGTCATTTAAAATTGTGTCAATTATCATTTTTATTTTTATTTTAATTGTTTATATATGCTTATACGTTATTTATTTAAAAAGGTTACAGTTTTTATTGAAAATCCTTTCATACAATCATCGCAAATAAATCTTGTTGAGTCGCCTCTAGTTCCATTTTTTTGCACTCTATTACTACCGCAAAATTTGCAAGTCATATTTCTATCGCCGACCTTATCAACAGGCTTGTAGAGAATACATTTTTCTTTTTTTCTCTTTAAAAATATGATCGAATCCTTATACATTAGGTCAATTAATTTTTGAATTTCAGCAGTTTTATTGAATACTAGTGCATGGCATGTTTGCCTACCCTTGCTTGGATGCTTGGTGTTAATCTTCCAGCAATTAATATTTTTTGATTTTAAATATATATTAAGGCTTTCAAGTAATTCCATCGATACAGAACTGAATTCCATTGTTAATAAATTTCTTCTACGTGTTGGAATATATACGCTACCATCAGCATCAAAAAAGCCTCTAATAAAATGTGGTATTAACAATTGATTAATATCAGGTAATTTTAGCTTACAAGCATTTTCATACGATTTTCTTGGAAATAAGCCGTTCGAGAGAAGATCATTGTATAATTCTTTTGATGATTTTGACAATGAAATTTGTTTCTTGCTATTTAAATTGTATTTTGAAAAATCAAAATACCCAACATTAAAATATGGAAATATGCTTAACAGTTGTAAAAGCATATCCTTATCATCAATACATATAGATATTCTTGATAGGTGTCTTATTCTACCATTTATTTCAGTATATGTGCTAATAGTTCCATCACCATACATAAAACCAAGTAGATATGCTTTTTCTTGAGTATCTATAATTTTCAATTCATTTTTATATTTTTCTTTCATTTAATTATTTTCATTATAAATACTGTGCGCATAGTCAAAATCCGCCAATTAATTAAAAATGTTGAATTTCTTTCTTGGCGTAACAGGATTCCTTACACCTGTATATAATGACCAGCCTTCCTCTACCTGTATTCTATCCCAGAATTCATCGAATCTGCCGCCATGAACGCAGCCTTCTTCTGTTTCGATTTTGCCTTCTGCATTAATGAATGCGTATTCTTCATCGGTATAGTACTCGCCTTTAACAGCATTACCTTTCTTCATTTCCTGATATGCTTCGTTCTTATTCATAATATTACCTCCAAGCTGTTGAACAGCGTAAAAATGTTTCGCTTCCTGTTAAATTCAATTTCTTAATTATTTCGAGTGCCTGTATCTGTGATATGTCAGTCTTTAGGGCTGTGTTTTGTGAATCTTTACGAACATACTTTACCAGCCTATAGGTATCCTCATGTTGAAGGATTACCCATAAATGTCCCCAATCTTTACATACCAGATCGACGTTAATCTGATTATTGCCAGTTATCTGAAACTCACCAACCAAATATTTCATTTCCTTTTCCATAGTTGTTAATTGTTTTTAGCTTATACGTGTAAAACAAAAAAAGGTTACAAATTAATGCAACCTTTTTATAACTCATTGAATATCTTATTATTTATATCCCATTTCACGCATGGCTTTTTCAATTTCTAATCTCACACGCATGATTGAAATAGCTGGATTCTCTGGCTTATATCCTAAAGAGCCAAACCATAGCTTAAATGCTTGTGGAAACTCCGTTGCAGTATTAATACGCTTGCTAGCATTATTAACAGTATTGGCATTGGAAGTTGCTTTTTGCAATGTCCTTACGTCCGATGCCATAGGAGCACTTTGAGCAGTGGTTGGTGGCGTTGTTGATGCTGCGTTCACTTGTGGCGGTAACGGTGCTGTTTGCTCGTCTGTGCGCATTTGAGGATGATTGCCAGTTTCATCGGGTACTAATGTTGTTCCCCCAGCCATTGACGATGGTGGCGGCGTAGCCGATGATGGGTTATACGTATCAAGTATCTCATTAAGCCTCTTAGCTATATTTGATACTTCTCTCTTAGTTTCTTTTTTCATCTTAATTGAAAAATTTAAGTACGCCAGTACTATACAGCAAAGATTCTGATTGGCGACGAAAAGTAAGACCTCTGTAAGCAACGCCAGCAGACTTATTCCACATTCCAAAGCAGACCTCAATTGAAGGTGTGCTAACAATGCCTTTAATTCTTTTTAATAGGGTTGATCCCTTTAAAGCACCAAACCCAACATTAAATGCGAATGAAACGAGTGCGTCAAATTGACCTTGACTTAGTTGTAAGTCAAGTGAATTGATGCTGTCTTCAAATCTATCGCAATCCTCTTTAAGATATTGCGCTGCCTGTGGTTCGTCAATTGTAAGATATTGAGGAAAATATTTGGCAACGTCCGCAATTGTTTTTATATATCCGCCTTGTGGTCTAATTAAAACACGACCATAACCAATTGTCATATATCCACTTACATCTGGCTTTGGTTGTAGTCCTATTGCTTGTAAGTCGCCATCATTTAATTGCTCGTAGTGCTTTATCAAGTTAACTCCAAGATCGCTTATTTTTTGTTCCATAGTAGTTTATTTTTCACATAAATACTACTATGAATTTTATTAGTCCATGTAATCCACTTACGATTGTATAACCGTCTGTTGACAAGTATTTCCAGAGAGGTTGCCGCCATTGGAAAGATTACAAATTTTTTCATAATTTTTTTGCATTCTTTCACGAACCTCAATTGGAAGCTTTACAGCATGCTCATGGTTATAAATGAAACTTCGGGCATCTTCGCCATATAATATAGGCGTATCTTTAATTGGTCGGCTCATTTTCTGGCTTCATCTTAATATAACTCACTGTTTCAAGCACATGTTGGGTTGATTTGTCAACAAGTGCTTGTGCGTCAGCCATTTTACCAATAGCAAACATATATTGGAGTGTTACTTCCATGTAAATCTCTTGCATAATTATAGCATTAATTCTGTTCCATTATATAATGTAATTGAGCAATGTCCCAATTTACGCATTGTGCGGCATTGACTATCAGTGGGACTTTTACAAATCTCAGGCTTATAAGAACCCGAACCAACGGCAATCCATCCTAATCTCGTTAGTACATCGTCAGGATATTTAACTGTTGGATAGAGGTTTCTAGCAATATTGAAATGAAAGGACGTGACTTGATACGCATCTTCAAGTGTTCCAGTGTAATAATGACATGCACCGTAACGATCAATCCAGAATTCATTTTTTATTCTTTCCAGAACATATTCTTCGTCAATCTTCGATAACGCCATATGTGTCATGTTCAATTTCTTCTGGTATTTCGCTTTCATTTCGATCAAGCCTTTCAAAGTCATACTCTGCGACTACTTTTCCTTCGGCAAATTCCGAGTATATTTTTTTGATTTCCTCTTTGAAGAATGACAAAGCATGAACGTCTTCTTTTTCAAAAGGGCACACTACATCATAAGATGCTTGAAACAAGCCAACACTAGGGTCAGCAAAATCTGTTATGAATAGCTTCATCTTTTCAACTCTTTTTGTAATAATGGAAATAATTTTTTTAAATAATTCGTTTCATACGAATCGCCTTTGCAGATAAAATTCCAAGGTTCATCACAAAATGCCCCAATGGTTTCTTTAAAATCTCTTTCTTCTCTATGATCATCAATGTCAAAGCAAATATCTTTAATTCGCTGCATTCTATCGACAAATTCTCTTTCGTCTTCGCAATCGCTTTCAATCCGTTTGAATTCTGATCGAAGTTCTTTTTGTGCTTCACGCCATTTGTACCAAGGCAACTCATGAAACATTTCTTTTCGGATATAATGTCTAACAGCCTTTAAGGTCGCTTTAGCATCAAATACGCCTCTATCATTGGAGTTGCTAAGTGCCCTCACAATGTAATCAGTGTTACTAGATAGTAAAAATCCTCTAATATTGTTATTCATAGCACCCCATTGATACGAGAAATTGCAATCAGGTGCAGCAATTATTATTTTACCTTTACCGAATTCGTAATCCTGTAAGATTATTTCTGCTTCGCCTATTTTAATTACTTCCAACATGTAATTCCAGTTTAGTACGTGGTTTACAGATCATTGTATCGCCATTTTCAAAAGTTATTTCATAGCTTTTGTTTGGCAATTTGGTTATTTCGGCTACAGTCATATCTGTGCCAAATTTCTTTACAAAAATGGTATTACCATTTTTCAGTTCCTCAATTGTAATTTCGTGCATAGTGCTTATTTTACAGGCTCACGTGCTGTTTGAACCTCGTTAATCGTTATAGTCGTATTTGCTCTCAATGCTTCGACAGCTTTGTTGAAATTAGTGTCAACGCACCAATCGAAGCCTATTTCAGAGTCAAAGTCATGACCTACATGATGGTTCACATCGAAGCCATTGTCACGTAGAAACCCTTTAAGCAGGTATAAAAGGTGTGACTTACCTGAACCAGCATTTCCAGTTACAGTAATTGTTAAATTTCTCTTTTCCATTGTATTAATTTCTTGGTTATAGAATATATGATGGTTTCGGAAAGCACCATATGAAATACAGGAATGCTATCACAGCTAACGCAAATAACGTCCATCCAGCGATATTTGAAACCATTTTCCATTTAGGATGCCTTTCAATATGATTGAGAATATCATGATCAGTGTTTGTATCAGCCATTAGTCTAGTGGCAAAGGCTAAAAGAACCAGAGTAAAATAAATTTGAAATATCATGTTTTTATTTGTATTCGTTTATAAATTAAGGACGTAATCTTTCTTGTACTGTGTGTTGATTTTTTGAGTTAAGCTTACCATTCTTATTTTTTATGATTACGCTTAGACTCATTACTTCAAAATTAGTGCCATCAACCTCTAACTTACCGTAAACTTTAACCATTGAGACATAGATTGTTTGACTTTCCCACTCAACAATATCAGCAACAGCTGGGATTGCGTCGCCATAGTATCTTCCGATTACTTTATTGTAGGGCAAATCGCCAACATATTTACTAATAGTCTCGATCATTCCCTTTGAGAAGTCATTCAGAGAAGTCTCCCATATGTATGACGTATAGCCATCGGTATCAGTTTCAGCCTTTTCATACATGCCGTATTTCTCAGTGAGTACGCATTGTAAAGGTTTTGTATTCACTGCATCAACGCTTTGAATAGCCATGAGTAAAATAATTACGATCAGATAGAGTCTTGTTTTCATTTGTTTTTATTTACTTATACGTACTTGTAATAAAAAGGTTACAACAATTTACTTAAAAGTATCTGGAATAATCTCATTTCTTATTCTAGCTATCATGAAGCACTTCAAGTATGTCATAGACTTATTGTCATATTTTACCATGAATTCGTCAATTTTTTCAAGATAATCCTTTCGGACTAAAGTTAAAATGTAATTTCTGAATTGGAAATCTTCGATCTTTCGGGCGTTTTTAATCACAAGATCAAACCTATTTAATAAGCTTACGATATAAATTCTTTGGTTGTCATTCAATTCCTGTAACTTAGTTGTTAAAGCTTCCAAGACAGGATATTTAGTCACCGAACCCAATGTATTACTATGTAACATGGCTTAGATGTTTATATTGTTCGTGACAATAAGTATGACGTCCATGCGATCATGGTGTTTTTTTGACACTTCGCTACAAAGGCATGTAAGTGACATAATTGGCAGTGTTTTATGCCAATCATATGAGTAATATTTCGTAGGAATAACATCATTCATGTAAGCCTTCATATCAATTTTCGAGGGTCTACCCATACGTTTACTGATTTCGTCGAGCATTACCAAAACGAATTCAAAGGAATCTGGTCGCCAAAGATACACAACAACGCCATTGTCTTGTTTTTTAATCTCACATGGTTTATTCATGATATCTACCAAAATATCAGCAATAGGCTTTTCGCTTTCCGATTTATCTGACTGATAGCTTTTTGCCATCGCATCATAGTCCAAGTTAGCAGTTCTATCATTCATTATCTTAATAAAGCTTTTGTCAATACGCTTCATTTCAGACTCAAATGAGAAGGGAAGCCATTCTAAGAATTTCTCAATACAATTCATGTTATACAGTTTTGTCTTCGTAAACAATTACGGCATTGTAATAAGTTGCCATATTCAAAATAAATTCATCTGTAGGGTTTTTAAGCTTTTCAGCCAGCTTTTCCAGATTCACGCCATCAGAGTTTTCGCTTTTAATGGCATCCATTATGTTCATAATGGTTTCAGTTTTATTAATCACCTTCATACTATACTATTTAAATTATTTTAATTACTTTACCGTAGACTTGTTTAGTCCATCCATTGATATTACCCCGATTATTGCCAATTAAGACACCTCTTTCTTTGCTGATTGCCTTTACTAGATGCGTATAAAAATTACCCCTTACTTTGCAATAAACAATATCGCCATTAACGAGTTCTTCTAGTTTAACAGGCGCAAGTATATGATCCTGACCAGACTTAATGAGAGGCGACATTGAATTACCCTTTTCGTTTGTAGTGAATGTCTCACCCTTTAATAATCGATCTAATTTTTGATTCATACTTGCTTATACGTTGGAAAATTGCATTTGTTACAATTTATGCTGTCTTTATTCCGATGATTATTAACAATACTAAAACAAGTAAACATATAACAGTCATCACTCCATAGAACATTCCATAATTATGCCAACATTTCTTTTCACAGATATCAGAGTAAAGATCAGACATTCCGAAGCTTACGATTGTACATATAAGGAATGCGAAAAATGCTACAAGATCAAAAACAAAATAAATTTCCATAACAATGTATTTTTAAAGAAAAAACCTTCCAAGTGTGCATCTTAGAGAGGCATGGAAGGTGTATTAATGTGGAGAGGTATGTCTCAGCCTTGCTCATTTTTTAAGACGATTCCATATATGTTACTTAAGCCATATACAGCGAACAATTATACCTCATGTACTGTGCGGAGAAGAATTTTTTATACTTTTCAGCATCTGGATTTTCCAGATTTTTATGAGCCGCCTCTCCTAATGTGAAGCTAAAGGGAGTCGAACCCAAAGGCTAAAATAAGCAACTGCGCAATTGCTATTTTTATTTATGATTACAGATCGGTTGAATCGTAACATCAGCTAAATGTTACTACTCAATAATTCTTTTCTGCATCATTGCCATCCTATAAACAGGTCATTACAATCCTATAAATAGGTGCGACAAATCCCTGTCGCATAACTCCATAAAATGCCAGTTGCTAAAGCTTTAGTGCGAACCTCGCTGGCGATGTTACTATTAATGCTCGTTCCTTTCGGAGAATACTGCATTGTGCCGAATGGAAGATTCGAACTTCCGACCAACCACCGTTGTAGGATTTACGCTGCTCTACCAGACTGAGCTAAATCGACATGGGCGAGCATTTTTTCGATCTGGCTTTGGCTACCTCGCACTCCAAAGTTCATTCGGGCATTACCCGACCTGTGGCAGAAACTGGACTCGAACCAGTAGCACTCGTAAGCGATAAGTCTGAGCTTATAAATGGAATTTAGAGTTTGTCTTATCGTTAAACATCGCCCATAGTCCAAATATAACGTGTACCAATTTCGCTATTCCGCCATTTATTACTTATACGTTACAAATTAAAATTTGTTACAAAAAATACAATAAAAATAGCCGACTACTCAAAGTAAATTCCCATATTTCATCATGGTTCTAACAACCCTGATACTTCATCAGCTATTAATCGAACCCAAACGTCAGCCGAGTGGTGTTCTTATTTTTTTTTGATTGGCTTTAGAATGGAATCCCCCACTAAGACCAATTTATATCTGTAATTGATTTTTGACGTATCATTTATGTTTTTAAAGTTCATACCGTCAACCAAACCTTGAACATATGCATCGTTAGATGCCTTGTCAATAGCTAAAATCATTCTATCATAACTACTTGATACGCTGTAAGCGGAATATGCTGCGACAGCAAGACATAGAGCAAGCATTATAATTATAAATATTGTGTTTTTCTTCATCTTTAATTTTATAAAATCCAATCAAATCCTAATTTTTGCATTCGTTCTCCGAACACTTTTTTTGCGGCATTTTGTTCACGCTGTAAGCCTTTGCTACTACAACCATCATACAGATCGCCTTTCTCCATGCTAAGGATTTCGTCGAATAAGTCTTGTGTAGTGAATTTGTCAAAGTCTTCTAGTGTTCTTCCCATGATATTACGTACTTAAAAATTAAAAAAAGATTTGCGATGATCGGATTTTCACCGACAAGCTGACTTATGCAGTTTTACATTCCACTATAGCACTACGAACCACATCGCAAACCTTTAAAGAACATTTCTGGTCTGACTTACCAAGTCATAATTTGGCTAACCTACCTTCTGGCAGTGCCTGAACTCTCAGCAAATAACGATCTCGGTATTGACCTTTAACATACTACGCATGTTACTATTTACCTTAAGCAGAACTGAACTTATCTTTATTCTGTTGAGTTTTAGAGACTATAATCCGCATCGCCTTAGATATCTCAGCGTTTTAGACTTGGCAGTCAATAACTTAAGAAAGTATGCATACCCTCAAAAGCCCTCATGGTGAAACATGTGCGGCAACGAGCCGCTATTAATCGCTATCATTAGGAATTAATCGATCTTCCTATACTTTCACTCTTAAAACTCCCCTCAATGCTCTCAACCTGTATACGATTGAAAAACACCTTATGAAACCACGTTCATATTTTAACGTTTCTTTTTACGTTTTGAATGACCTATCGCACAGGATACCTTGTGCTTTTTCTCTCTACGCATTTTTAAAATCTGATCTCTCTCACTGTAAAAATCGTAATAATCGCAATAGTGTCCCATATATTATTTTTTTAATTGCTCGTATGCTAAGTCAATTGCGTCCATGTCCAATTCGACATTACGTCTGTTGCATTCTCTTATAACTTCTCTTTTATAAATAAGATAATTATAATAAGCCTTACCAGCAGCAATTTCGTTTCTTATTGAATCATTAAGTACGACAATTGTATTGTATGTTTTTACTTTTGCCTCATAGTTCTGAATTTGTTCATATCTATGTAGACCAACATATAAAAATATAATAACTAATATAGCAATTAATGCTTTTCCCATGACTGTAAGAATTTTAAATTTGCTGGCTAGGCAGGGTTCGAACCTGCGACTTTCTCGATCCAGACGTTCTATCCAACTTGAACTATCTAGCCAATTTTTGAGGTCTTTCCCACGTCAGTCTTGACATAATTTTAGTCCTTAAAATACGGTTACAAATTCCGTGAGTGCCGAACTTTTGAGTCGCTAAACCACTTATGCCGTCGATCCCCAAGACATCGGGGACTTTATGTGGCACTCTTTGTTATATTTTTGTGAACTGTATCAAATTGACAATCGGCGATAAGTCTATGCGTGACATACATAGATGCCTTTATGATACTACGCCTGTTTTTAATTCACAATAAAACACACCATAGAGCAGAGATTTGTGAGTTGACCGTCTTACCGTTGGCTTCTTCCTCTCACACTCTTAGGCGTTTATTTTCAAAGAACTTCTTTTAGTTGCGGAAGTTGGATTTGAGCCAACGATCTCTACAGTATCAATGTAGTGCTTTAGCCCAGACTAAGCTATTCCACATACTCATTTTTATTACGCTTTTATTCTAGCTTATTACGTTTTTATTATAAGCAATTTGCATATTCCTATGCAAGGTATCATAATTGTTATACCGACAGGGTTCGAACCTATGACCTTCCTCGTTAGAAGACGCTCTATCCAACTGAGCTACGGTACTTCCTTTGTACACTCTTTAAGCCTATTGTCGTCAATCACGTTATTAGACATTGGTCATAAAAGAGCAAATTTGCACGTATCGTGATATACCTGCGAATATTTTAACAAAAAGGTCTGAGATTAAGTCCTCATATCATCCGTCGACTTCAATGAGGTTTGAGCCTCAGAACCTTTTCTATCTCTTTTGTTCTTGCAAGGAAATGGTAATCGGAATCTAACCGATCACGTAATGGCTAACAGCGGCATTTTTTCAAGTGCCATACCATCTATCCACAAAACACGATCTTTGCATGATCTCAGTACATAGCCATGTTAAGGCTACTAAGTTTTGATTGAGTCTGGTTGCGCCAAACCCCTTGAATCGTCAGTCTATACACTGACCTTTAGGTAACTTATACTGTCGTTTTGCTTTTAGCAAAAGAGTTTATTTTCGAAGGCAGTAGGATAACCGTAATAAATTACAACATGTTAAATCATGTTTACCGCCTTAATGTGACTCGCACAGCCGCTAAAATCGGATGCCGCTTTTCACAATATTTTCAATGAACTTTATTAGATAAATCTACAAATATTTGTTCTCGAAGTATTTGTAAGGACAATAAGTCTGTCGATTTCATCGAGAATGTATTGGAGATTATCAATAGCACTTGTACCTTTGCCTTTATCAGCTTCTTCCTCGCAACGTGGCTCTTTTATAATAGGATTAAAATTTAGAAGATCAATTCTACTATTAATCGTACTTAAATTGTCATTTAAATTCGCCAACGAATTGCAAATCTGTTCTCTTAGAGCTATAAACTCAGGCTGAGTATTGCCAGCTTCATATTTTTCCATTATTTTTAATTTTAATTTGTAGCGAGAAGATGATTTGAACACCTGACCTTGCCCACATGTGTGGGCACGCTCTTACCAGACCTGAGCTATCTCGCATATCCACTTTTATACTGCTTTTATCATATGTTATTACAGCTTTATTATGGATAACTTGCATGTTCCCATGCGAATGTGGCGGCGGACGTAAAGGATTCGAACCAGTGACCTGCCTTGCTGGGCTGCTCTACCGAACTGAGCTAAAATCCGCCATATCTTAAATGTTTTAATGAACTTATTTTCTACTTATACGTTGAAACTTTGAAAAGGTTACAAAAATAAGCAATTATTTCAAGCCTAATCTCTTTTTTATTTCAGCGTCAACTTGTCTGTCAAATCTTTCGTCAATTCTGGCGTTTGTTAAAGTTTCAGCAATGTAAGAAGCCTTTTCTTTAATAAGTGTATCAATTCCAGTATCTGTCAAATATTTATCAAGTGCTTCGTTCAAAATTGTTTTGAATTGGTAATCGATTGTATTGTGTAACAAGTCTTTGGCTTTTGCAGTAAGTGATTCAGAACTTCTGTAATCTTTTGCTGGAACAATCAATTCAGCCAAAACGTCTTTGGTAACTGCCGCCGACACCTTGCTGTTGGCAATTGCATTGATATGCTTTTTCATAAAATTTTCAACGACTGATTGTCTTAATTCGATTTCGATTTCAGTGTTTCCACCGATAAGTCTTTCAAGTGCTTCAACACTGTTGATCTGAATTTTTACTGACATGATATAATGTTTTAATTTATTACTTATACGTTGTATTTTAAAAAAGGTTACAAATAATGCAACCTTTTTTATCAGACTATGATGTAGCCGAGTGTCCAGAGCTTCCAAATCCGCCACGAGATATTCCACTTTTTGCAATACCGCTTCTCGAAACAGATGTTGACCTTGAAAACGTTGATCGTTGACCATTTGAGGTCATATGGTATGAGCCATTTCTTCCGCTGCTACGATGAACATAAGTAGGGTAAGAACTAACTCTGCCCATAGAACCCATATGATATGCGTAGAAAATCCAGAAAGGCGATATACCACCATGCTGATAACCTTGTCCATTGTCAACATAATAAACAGGTTGTCCTTGTTCATTAACTGTTTGACGTTGTTTCTTTTCGTGACTTGTGCAAGCCGCAATGGACAAAGCTAACAAGCCAATAGTAATTACTTTACTCTTTTTCATCCTTTAATTTTTTACAGAGATATACATTTGATAATCCCTAGGATGCACAATAACCGTGTCTTTTTCGTATTCATCGCCTTCGGCATCAACATACTTTCGACCTGTATTCAAAGTGTCTTTAGTGATGCCCATTTGAGGAATTGTGTCAAGATGCGAGATAATTTTCACAACCATACCCTGTTCATTATGAATGGTATCGGTTGTGGTACGAATATCAAAGCCCGAAATGTGCCTTGTTTGAACCGTCGTAAAAATTGATGATTTAACATCACGTACCATTTGTGCTCCTTCAAGAGGCTTCTGATCTTCGCAAGCGACGAATGCAATCATCAAGCTCACGATAAATAAAAATCGTTTCATACTTTATTTGTTTTAATTTAATAATTATACGATATAACTTTTAAAATGTTACAAATTAATGCGATTATTTTTGATTTAAGGCATTAAATTGCTTTTCCATTGCCATATATTGCGTTTCGAATTTCAAGTACTTTTTACGGCAAGCATCCAAGTCGAGAAAAAATAACATTTTTAATGATGAATCGCTAAGAGACTGATCTTCTATAGTGCTACCATCAGATCGAACAACATAAGATGCTGTAAGCTCAATAAGATACCTTTGCAGATTGAATTGGCGTAGGAAACCTTGTCTTTCAGATACTAATTCATATACAGGTTTTGTAAAGACGTATATGAAATCGCCAATCAAAATTCGTTTGCCAATGATAGCATTTAATGCTTCAAATTGTTTATCAGTTACTTTTTTTGACATGAATTTTGTTTTAATTTGTTAAAAGCTTCAAATTGACATACCATTTTCAGATAGTCTTTTCTTCTATCGTCGAAGTCATAGTAGAATAATAGCTTTTCTAAAAAATCACGATTTGCCATTCCACTGCATAATCCGCCTTCGATATGATCATAATACGTAACATTTAAATTTGTTATCACGTATTCGATAGTGTTATCAGGTATAAAACCCAATATTTTACCTTTTTTTTCGACCTTTTCAAATACCAGATTGTCAAAAAGAACAATCATGTTGGTAAATATAAGATGCTTGCCAAGATATTTCTGGATATCGGCAATATTACTCGCTGTAACTTTAATTCTCATGACGATTAAATTATGACGTGAGGTAAAAATCTGCTTTGGTTATCCGTGATAAGGGTTTTACATTCTCTAATTCCCATTCCAGCACTTTCTCCGCCGATAACCCAACTTCCAATGATTGGATAATTACCATTGAAACATGGTAACTGATAGAATTCCTGATAGATAAACCCTTCGTCGCCGTAATCGCCATCTGTTGACTCAACGATAGTGCCTTCACGATAGATTGTTACATTTGCACCTTCACGTGAGTAAATTGGCTTCTCAACGTAATCTCTCATACCATGAGAAGAATCGAAATATGCTGGCAATAGATTTGGATGATTGGGAAACAACTGCCATAAGATAGGCAAAATTCCTTTATTACTCAAAATTGATTTCCAAGCTGGCTCGAACCAAATGGTATTTTCACTCTCGACCAAAATATTTTTACCAAATTCTTCGTCGATCAGCCATTCCCAAGGATAAAGCTTAAAGATATTCACGATATTGTTACCATCCAGATCAACAAAAATTTCGTTATCATTGTCCCATCCAATGTCCTTAATGTCAATGAATTTCGTACTTAAGCCAGCTTGTGAACATGTGTCACGAAGATACTCAACAGTTGTAAAGTCTTCGATTGTGTCGGCAGATGTAAAGTATACAGTTTCATCGGCAAAATAGCTTAAGCAACTTTTCCAATACTCAATCAATTTTTCATGAATCGAGTTAAACTGATCTTTGTCTTTGAAGACTTCTTGCATCCAATGCCATTGAACAACAGAGCCTTCGTATAATGACGTTGGCGTATCTGCATTGAATTCAAGCATTTTTGGTGCATTAATACCATCGTAGCCAAAGTCAAAACGACCATATACGCTAGGATGTTCATCTTCCCATGACTGCTCAATCAATGGAATCAAAGTGCTGTCAATGCGTAGTTTTTTGTAAAGCTTATTGTCAATAACATATTGAACGGCAGTAAGCATCATTTCATATAAGTCATTGGTAGCCTTTTCAAGCTCGTCAACCTGTCGCATGTTAAATGCATAGTAAGCTGATTCATCCCAATATACTCCGCCTAGAGAGTGAAAATTAAAGGAAATTGCTTCCAGTTTCTTTATGTAATCTACACGTGGATCAATGCTAATTCGTTTCATTTAATACTTATTTTGTGATTTCGCAACTTTCGGTTTCCAAGTCAAACCCTAAATCCCTCTCTATTCGCATTTGAGTAGCCTTTAAGCTCGTACCATAGTTTAATAACCATGTGTTTCTACTATCATGATTTACAGGTAATTGTGAAATTAGACCTTCGGCTAACTTAACCCTTGATAAACCAGACTGTATTTCTACAGCATTTAAAGTAATTGAATTTTTCATATTTTATTATATTTGTTTCAATGTTATACGTTAAAACTCTCAAAAGGTTACAATATCTTAATAAAATTTAATTCATCAAGCTTATCATTCACAACGGCAAGCTTTCGTTTAAGATTCCATACCCTCATTACGCCCAATTTTGCCACTTTAAACATTTCATCATCTGTAAGCTTTCGGCATTTACCTGCTGGTATGTCTCTGTGCATCTTTGCAATCACTGTGCTTCTCAATTTAGACACCGTAATAATTCCGCATCTAGCTGGTATTAGTTCAATGCAAGTAGCCAGTAATTCTTCTGGTAAAGCATAATAAAACTTTTGAATCCTTGTGTCAGAGTGATCATGTTTCTTTTTGAAATCGGCTTTAAGGTCTGACTTAGATCGCTTAATTTCAACCTCTATAGCGTAACCTGATGGTCTAACTATAAGTAAATCACACTCATGCATGCCATTGAGACCCCATGAGATATTTGGTACGATTATGTTTGTTCTAATGCCGAACATTTTGGCAATAGACTCTTCCATTTCAATTAACGATACTACTTTTGTTTTTGATTTTACTGGTGTTTTCTTTAATCTCGGCATTTAAAAAATTTGTATGCACTATCCGTTTATCTCAACGGTTATTTAAATAGTAAATATACCAACTTTAGTAATTGCTCTTTAGATTTCGGTTCAAATTCATCAAAATAAACATCGTCCTCATTTTCACATTTACCATTAGCTGTGACACTATTAAGCTTTCCAATAACAAGGGCTTTCTCATTACCATAATTATAAAATATACCTACTTTACCTTTTAATAAGCGTAGTTCGTCTTTGTTTTTATATGACATTATCCTCTGGCATTACGTTCGTCAATAGTATTCTTTGCTATATTGAAGGCATTCAGAGCATTAATCATATACTCAGCCAAAATGTAATCAGGCGTATTGCTATCATTCTCTTTGCTGTACTTGTTGATAAGCTCTGTAAGCTCTCTCAGGAATGTTTTATCTCTCGAAACAATTTCATCAAGCACCTCATAGTGAATTGATTGAAGCCTATTAATAAATTTATCAATAGCTTCTGACGACGTCATTTCATGATTATGATAATAACTCTTAGGCAATTGCTTATTATAGTTGTTTTTTTCGCCGTCATATTCCACGTATGATATTATGTGAAATTGTTTAATACAGTGAAGCCTATAGCTAATGCCATCAACTCTAATGTATTTCGGAATGCGTCGTTCACATTCAAGTCTAAATAGTAAATTGTCTTCTCTTATCATTTTTTTAATATTTTAAAGGTATTATTGCCGCAGCCATTAATGATTCATTCATTTCGGCTATAAGGGCATTTATTTTGTCAATTTGATCTGAATTAAATAAGAATTGCTGCATTTCCATTACAACTGGCTCGTCAGGCACGTCTACGAGTGTAAACGATAGTACTGGTTTATATTCAAGATGGTATTTAATTATCTGTTTCATCACGAATTTCTTTAAATGTTAAGCGTTTTAAAACAGATCGTCTTAGGCTCGAAAACATATGCTTAGTAGCTTTATGCCTACCTTTCTTTGTTAATCCATTGCCGCAACAAGGGCATTTAATACCGCCAATACCGATAAATTTGAATCCAGACATTTTATATAGGTCTTTCATAAGGCAACCACGCATCCTCTGTCGCAAAGTACTTTCATACAGTCTAAACAAAGAGTTTCAGTATAGGGAAATCCATTGGCTAATTTATGGTCGTTATAAACGGTGACATAATAACCCTGTTTTCCGCATTTGCATGCGCTTCTGTTATAACAGCCAGATATTTGATCAGTATCAGCGTCTTTCTTTTTTGATTTACCTAAGTTTTTAAGCCAGTTGAATAGTCTCATGATTTATATCTTTATTACTTATACGTACAGAAATAAAAAAGGTTACAACAAATTCAATAAAACTGTCTTACCTAGTTCAGATAGTTCATATCTTGAAAGGCTAAACGTATTAACTCCGAATGGCTGAATTAAATTCATACTTCTAAGTGCGGCAAATGTCGGAAATGTAATATTTACAGTTGCTCCACCCTTTCCGCATCCGCCTTTTTGAATTGAGTAGAATGACTTTGTAACGCCACGAAAATGACCTAATTCATAGCCTTCTCTCATTTTTGAGATAATATTTTGTTGTACCGATGTTAATTTCATTTCTTCAACTTTTTAATTTTTTCAGCAATTGATTCACAAGCAGTGCGATAGCCTTTTTCTTCGTCTTCTGTCCATCCAGCAAATGAATTGTTTTCAAGTAACTCAATATATTTAAGTATATCGGTACTTACCAGATCGGTTTTTGGATTCTCAATTATATTGTAAATACCATTGCCGCAGTGATTGAGTGATTGAGGCGAATTTAACGGTCTGAATCCGTGATCAGAAGTAACATCTGTTTTTAAGCTAAGTATGTTATGTAATGTTTTCATAATGGTAAGCCAGATTGTAATGCCCATGCCTTCATTTCCAGATAATGGTCATGTTTCAATCTAATGCGGTCGGCATTTTGCTTCTCTTTATTCATTTCACGCATTTCTTTGGCGTTAATTTGTGTAAGCAGCTTTGCTACACGTTTGTTAAAGGATTCGTCTGTTTCATGCTTAGAAATCAATATAGTGACATGATTGGCGTATTCATCGAAATGTAATTGAGGCTCAAAGCCAAGTTGTTTTGAGTCAATGCGATTTGATATTGCTGTTAGTCTGCCGATCATTTCAGACAATGGAATTGTAGATTCAAGTCTTATCGTTTCAAGACACGATTGAACTATTTGCCTTTCAGTTGTCTTTGCAACCTCTTCAAATGTTGTTAATTTCTTCTCCATAGTATATTATTCTTTATTGGTTATACGTAATTCATTTAATAAGGTTACAAGTTCTTTTTTTCTACGTTCGGCGCAGAATTTACAATTACCTTTATGGCATATGTTGTGAGAATTGCCAGTCCCAGATACTAAATATTCGCAACTATCAATAACACATACGTATTGTTGATATCCGTCTACGACTGGTAGGTTCTTTTTTATTGGCTCTGCATATACTCTGGTATCTGGCTTACACGCTTGCATATAAATGCCTATAACAAAAGCCAGTATTATAAAGAATTTTGTTGCAATGAGTGACGATGAATTTTTCATAGTGCGTCGTTTTTTGGTTTTTTAGTTCTTCTTGCTGGTACGGCATGACACATTTCTTCGGGCCAACCCATCAATCTTTTTATTACATTACCGCCATCCGCAGCATTTTTACAATCGTCGAGAGTCTTACCAAAAGTGGCAACACTCTGAATTCCAGTTTCGCCATCGAAGGCATGTATAATCACTTGCGTATAGCCATAATTATTGGCAATAGCTTTAGCCGCTGTTATCGGTATTTTTCTACCTGTTTTTTCCATGTTGATTAGAGGGATATATGCCTGTTAATATTAATATTATAATTATCGAGCAGCCAATTATTGAAAATGCGCCGCTTATTAAGAAATTCTCAAATACTGTGTGCGGCGTTTTACCTGTAAGCGATACACAAAAAAAGAATAGCCATGTAAAGCCAATCGTTATTTTACCATCCTTAAATGCTGCCCAAAATGTTTTAATAAATGTTTTCATTTATAGTAATTTTAGTGTTATACGTGTAAAAACAAAAAAGGTTACAAATTAATGCAACCTTTTTTAAATTATTTTGACGATGATTTTACTCTACTCTCGGTTCAGCCATAAAATATGGTGCTCCCTTGGGACTTGGCATTGTTTCTTGGTTATGAATATATCCGTATTTGATAGACATATTCGCTCGATGATTTAAGATACTATTTTCGACTGTTTCACGCATCATTTCAAGCTCAATGATTTTGTCGAAATCTTCTTTATCAAATTTAAATTCTGTTAACATATTATTTATTTAATGGTTTGTACTGTATCGTTGTTGATGATCTTATCGTTGTTGATGATCTTATCGTTGTTGATGATCTTATCCATGCCAATGTTTGTGATATCAATTTTTTCTGTGCTTGTTTTCAATGTATTATAATAATTATCACGATCTTTTGTCAAAATTTCAGTAAAATATCCAGACTTAATACTAGGAATGAATGATACGTTAATATTACCATGAGCAATTAATATGAAGTTTATATTAGAGGCACGTTTGAATATTATTTGATAGTGGCACATACTACCAATTGCTCTTTCAATGTCGGGACTGTTGTTAGCATCGCAATAATCTGCCAAATCGTCGCCCTTTTTAAACAATCTAATTAAATCAGGAATACTATCTGATGGTATTAGTTCTGCAAACTCATGAGTCCCAAAACTAATTGACTTATGTCTGTCAGCATGATAGTTTACGCCAGATAAATTTTTGCTAATTGATTTTAATGCTTTCAGTTGATTGACCAGTGGAGGTATAAAAGCATAAGCGATTCCGAAATAAATTGTTAATGCAACAATTAGGAATCTGTGATGAACTATATCATCTATAAATTTTCTAGCAAGGCTTCTTTTTTGCTCACTGCTTGAGTTATCACTAATTAATTTTGCCATAACGGTATATTTTTACCACATTCACTTATTTATTGATCACAATATGTTAAAAATACTTCAATATTCACACATTTCACATATTTAATATAAATAGTGCCATTTTCATAGATGTTAATTATTTTACACTTATTTTTTTATAATAGTCAATAATCTCAGCCTCAGACGCTGAGAAATAAGCATGTCGAGTGTCAGACCTAATGACGCCGCCTTGCTTCGTCACATATTTAACATATTCAGGCACGTCAAAAACGTTAATAACTACTAATCCGTCTGTTAGGTTCTTAGTGTCATCGTCGAGGTATAACGCAACCTTTACGTCCCGAATACAATCATGTGCCCATGCTCCAGCGTAAAAATCATGCTTATAATCATAAGTGTCATTATCATTCATTTTTATAATGCTGATCAAACATGGGTATTCAATGATTTTTAATACGTCTTCAAGAATCGTACTATAATCGTATTTAAGAGTTATTGTTTTCATAATATGTTACGTCTCCATTTAATGAATTCCCAGATAGACATTTTCGACAACTTAACCTTCAACTTTTCGTTTCCAGCAAAATATTCGTCATTCTGCGTAGTTAAACGTTTAATATCTTTCATAAGCACTTCATTTGCATTAGCTATTTCTATCACAGCATCTTCCATTGAGATATATGATAGTTTTTCATCGGAATATCGATTTTTCTTGATCTTAAATACGAAACCATCTTCAAGATTCCTTTTAAAATCCCTCAGCTCATTATATTTTTCCAGAGCTATTGTTGCCGATTCGACAAATTTCTTCTCGTCACTCATAATCGTATTTGATTAAATTAAATTTAATTATTGTAAAAAACACGTGACCCTTTGTACCGATCTCGTCATATATTGTTACATTTTCTGGTTGGCTATCATAGCAAGAAACATCCGAATTCCAAATTGAATCCCTCAATCCTTTTTTAAATTCGTCGATGTTTGCTATTGTAAGAGGCTGCAAATAGCATATAAGTTCAGCTGGCATATACTTTTCTTGCAGTGACTGACCAAATTTCCTTGAAGCCAAGAATTCTGATGCATATGACTCATTAGTCATATTACCCCATATTTTTTCGGCATATAATCCTTCAAGCCTTTCATATTCAATTCTATCTTCGTCATTAACTTTTATGACCTGAGTAGTAGCACCCTGACAATAAATATCCAGTGTCGGCAGAAACCTGTGGACGATATACTCGCCGACATAAAAGCCAAATTGAAATTCCGATGATGTTCTGTTTGTTTTCATATTTTCTTATACGATTAAACTCTGAAAAAGTTACACAATTTTAATTAATTGCGACTGGTTAAACCATTTGAAGAAGCCAGTTGACTCAATGCTTGCATGGATATAGCCTTCACCATGATAGCCGACACATGTTTCGCATTCATATAAAACCCAATTACCTAGCTTAATATCAGTGTTTTCTGTTACAAATTTAACGAAATCATCAATAGAATCCTTGTGTATGCTTAATTCACATGTCACGCAGCCATCCTTTTCGTCGAATTCCTTGCTCATTGCAATGATATCTTCTTTAATTTTCTCTATTGACATAATTATTTCTTTATTGCATTTTTAAATTTAAGGCGTTCTTTCTCTGTCAACTCATGACCATTTCTGCCTAAATGAAACTTGAAACAATACTCGCATCTGTAAGCGACCACTTTATGAATTATATGGTCGCCAGAGTTTACTTTCTTAGCTTCCTTAATAGCTTCTTCTAGTGTGTTGAATGCTCTTTTCTTTTTAAAAACAGGCATTCCATTTTCGTATCTTTCAATTGTATCACACGTCATAAAGCGATCCCCTCTTGGCATTAATTGTTATGTTAAACATTTGTAAGGCAATATATAAAAAGAAATCTTTGTCGCAAATTGATACTATATTTGCGACAAAGATTTAATCGTTCTTTGGAATCAGCGCATCCAGAAATGAATGATCGGCAGTAAAGGTTGGTGCGCCAACACTTTTCCACTTACTACGTGTAAAACTGGACTGCTTAAATTCAGCACCCTTAAATGGTGTTTCGAATTCTTCTTCGACTTTCATGATAACCCTACCATTTTTTAATTTAAGGTCAAAATCATTCCAGTTCACGCCTTTTTGAAAGCACATTTCTTGCATTTGATTCGTATTTACATTCATCAATTCCTTGTGACTGAATAGAGATTGTGCAACTGAGCTAATACTGTTACGCACAGTGTCATTTTGACGCCAAATAAAAGCATTTGAGACCTCTGTAGCTGTTGGTAATGTAAACACCCTACTGTCGAAAGTGGCAAGTTTAAAAGCCTTTAAATCATCAGATATTTGAATATCTATGTTCGTTTTACCTTGAACAATTTTATCGCTATAGTTAGCAAAAAAGCCTTGTAGCCTAAGCTGATTAAATTTAGCCGTAGCGAGACTTGCAGATATGCTTGTAATCTTCTGAATGTTTCCATCGAACCACGCATCAGACGTTAAACTGTCAAAGTCTGTTACCAATATGGTAATTTCATCAGATTGAACGAAAGCAAGTTTAGCACCCTGAATATTCTTGCAAAGATAGATTGCAGTTTCATCCATATCATTGACCAACTTCATATCAAAAGGTCTGATAAGTCCTTTGGTGTAAGCACTAAAGCATTTTCCATCAATTCTGATCATAGTGTATGTGCGTCTTGGCAACAGATATCTTGTTCTATTTTCGTAGTTGGATTTAATCCTGTCTCCTAATGAATCTTTTTTGTTTCCCATTGTATTTAATTGTTAAATTTCCAAATAAAATTTTTATATTTTTTTCTAAGTCCTCTACAACATTCTGAAATACCTGTCGCATTAAATTTCAATTCCCTTTTTATGTCTTGTCCTGAATTCCAAGTTTTTATGAGTTTACCATTTAAATTATATTGACAAATTTTCTTTTTTGTAATTATCGGTTTCCATTTAATATCATTTGTATCAAAATAATTCTTTATTGCTTTGATCGGTACGCCATATTTTTTACATAGTTCATATATTGTGACGTCGTCCTTAATAAAATCCGCTGTTATTAAAGGATATATTTCGGAATAATGATTAACGCCATTAATTTCAATATTTTTATTTTTATACTCAACGAAATCCCATTTATGTTTATAGTCATTTATAGGACATTCGCCAATAAAGTTCAAAAAATGCTTTACCTTATTTCTGGGTATTCGTATTAGATATTGATCATCTTTTTTATGTAATAAGTTTGCACTAAAGTCTTTTAGTTTTTCGCATAAAAATTCAACGTCTTTTTTTATGAAAGAATTCGTATGCAACTTCACAAAGCCTATATTACTTTCAAGCTCGCCATCACCGATAAACCAGAATAATAGTGAATTATTATTAATATCTATATCCTTTGGAACAATTTTAATTCTGTTTATATAAAACCTTTTTTGTTGTTCTGTAAAAAATGGTAATGATTTGGTTCTAAAATAATAATGGACATATGTTTTATTAGTTCTTTTATCATAATATTCGCCTCTTTTTATTGTTTGATAATTATCACTACAATATTCTTTGAAAAATGAGTGAACATATTCAGTGTGCTCTTTTGAAGAGGATAAATATTTAAAAGATGCGTTTATGCCCCTTTTCGGCAATTCTAAATGTCCATCACCTAATAAGCAGCCCTCTAAAATTTTTAGTATATTTGTGTAATTATTCATATAGATATTTTATCATAAATACACACGATTTAAATTTATTGATGATATCTTCCGCCAAATCCGCTATTGGTCGGCACGACTTGCGTCCAACCTTCATTATCGTCATTGAATTCAGGACGCAAGTCTGGGTCTGGGTGAGCTATTCTGCCAGCGTAATCCTTTGCAAGCTGCTCTTGTTTCTCTTCGAGAATGTCCCAATTATATGATTTATATGGGACTTCTTTAACTTTAACGAATACTCTATTGATATGACCAACTGGTAGGGTATCACTAACTTCAACCTCACTAATTGTTGCCAAACCACCAGCGACATCATCCTCGCCTCTGTATACATATATCGCACCTGCGATGTATATTTCGTCTCCAACTTTAGGCATTTTTTTCATAGCTTTTTTCTTAGTTATACGTAAAATAATATGAAAGGTTACAACTTTAAACCATTCGGCTCAATCTTTTTTGAAATCCAGTGACCATGTGAATTGTTGACAGCTTGTCTAAATTCAGGTCTAACGAACTTGGCAATTGATCTTCTGAAATCAATATAATTGAATTCATCGGCAATCCTGATCACATAGCCCTCATTTGTAAGCCTATGAGGTTCAAACGCTGCGATGATCTTATCCTTATTATAGATTCCATCGTAAATCACTGGAACTAATTCCAAACCCAATATCTTTGAATACTCAACAGTTTCATCCCAACACATGCAAGTATTGTCACTCCACATGGAGAACATCATAAAATATGAAGGTAGACTATCGTATTTAACGGAATGTTGAGCATAAAGATTTTCGCCACAAATTCGCATGTTATCGTCAAGCATGTAACCGATCTGTGACCATAAGCCTTTCACCCAATTCCTTGTCTCATGAGAAGCATTTTCCAATGATCTGGCATGAATGTAGTCGTTATACATGGTAGTGTTTTCCCCATCCATTTTCAAAGTGGCTATTACTCTCTTGCCTATAAAGTTACTATCGTCCTTAATGATTCGATCATCCTTTAGTAAGTTACTCCAAGGTAAATGATAGGTTCGTTGATACTTAACATATTTTTGAAATAAGTCTAAAACGTTACCTTGTTTCAATATTTTTTGAACAGATTCATCGTAAAACAATTCACCCTTAATACGTTGTTCAGTAGGTAGAATAATATTACCCCACTTATCGTAAGTTTGATCGCCATAGAAATGCTCTGGAATTACAATATTTGTTATGCCAGCTTTCAATCTTATTTCGTCACAACTAAGCGTAGTTTGCTCAGCCTCAATATGATGATTGAAACATAAAGATGCTCCATTGTCGAAGAAATATCCGCCATTATCGAACAGCCTTCGCTCTAAGATATGATGCGCATCCATAGCAGGTTTGCCACAGATAACACATTTATGGTTATCTCTGGCAAACACGCCTTCTCTGAATTCGTCTCTTGTCATGGTTTATCTTTTAAAGATTCGATAATTGCTTGCCAATCATCATATTCCTTACAGTGATCATTGAACTTAATAAAGCTAAAATTATTGTACTCAACGTAGCCAACTGATTTTAAGAACTCTGGCAACACTGGATTATGAACGTTTTCGACCATGATTAGCGGAAAAATATTAATACTCTCAGCATGTGTTAGAAATTCCTTAAAAAGTCCAGTGTGTTGATAATCTTCTTCAACATCGACAGTTGCAATATCCAGACATGTTTGATAATGCAAACTTGACTGAATATGATGATAGTTACGCCAACTTTTTCGAACATATACATTCATATGCGTAAAGTATATCCATCTGTTTCGATCAGATGAATCGAAAAAGTTTTGAAGTAGGTCTGTCATGACTAATTATCAATAGGATTCAACAAAGCTTCGTCGCTGGCTTCCAATCCCCATTTCGATAATACTTGTACGCCGCCATTGCAATACCTGAAAACGATTGGGTCTTTCACTTCTTGCTTCGTGATATTCAGGAATCCAAACACGCCATTTTCTGACAAGCCTGTTAAGTCAAAGTGGGACTTTGGCGCACAGATGAATAAGCCGTCGAAATGTTCAGT